TTTATTTTCAAGCGTTCGCGACACTTTTAAAAACTTTGATAATTCGCAGAAATCTTCAAATAATTTCGTTTTACGGACCGCCAGCTCCGAAATTTGCTGGTACTCAAAATCATTCATAAGCATAGAACGCAAGCGTTTACGTGATTGTTGATAGTTAGTGAATGGTATAGTTCTTATATCAACACCCATAGCTGTGGCAACAACCATAGCATCACGGAAAACTGAATCGTAAAATGCCTCGTCATGTAAAGATGCTTCAAATAAACATATCATCAAATTATCCCTTACTTGGTTCTTTTCAAAACTTACAAACCAATATAGCAGGCCTATTATACTACTCTTCTTTAGTTTCGGATACACCACCTGATCGTGTTCATTCCATTCTAACACACGAGAACAAAAGTTAATTTCATTACCACTATCTTCTCCACCCTTTGCAGGCGTACATTCCATGCCAAGTGAAGCTGCTATATCTATAAGTTCTTCTTCTGTCATTGGTATATCTTTGCTGACAATTTGTGTTTTGTCATCTCCAAGAATAGCTAATTCACTCCTGCTCATGATGTCATTGAGCATAGGTTTTATACCAATATAATGTGGTACTTTATTCCAACATTTTATAAAGGAGTAATTAAATATGATATGCACACTAACGCAATTCAATAGCGTCGTTACAAAAGTTCCGCTTTCATTGCCATTATGCACAACATAAACACTACCATTCAACAAATGAATGGCATGCGTTAACGTTAGAGCTAAAGCATCGTAAATCATTGGTAATTCATCAAGCCTTTCATTCTTTGTTAATCGTCCGGCAATATAGCAAAAAGCTTCTATTAACTCAGTGATCAATAACTTATCAAAAGATTTGAAGTCGGTGTTCAGTATTTTTCCTTGTTTAGTGCTAAACCTGTGCCATATCTCAGTTGATGTTGTATATGGATTTTGACCTATAGCATAATATCCTTCACTTGATTTTGCCATAGCTCGAGAAAACCAATCACCAAACATGATCTTAAGTAAAGCGTTGATGGAAGGATCAACATTGTTAAACAATCTAACTTTGCCTTTCTCAGCTTTCTCCTTATCAATATTTTCAACCTTTGCATTGTCTTGTGATATCAGACATGGTGGTATACCATAATTCTCTAGAAGAGATCTCTGTGTCTTTAAGTGGTTTCTTATATTTTGTCCTATTTTGTTATGGGCAAATGAATATATGGGCTTTTCATCGTGATACGTTATTTCGAGAAATTCTTGTTTAGTCATGATTCCATAAAAATATTTAGCGTATGGCCCTGCACTAGTCTTGATATCGACATTAGATAAGAATGGCTCTGTTCTACCATTCAATGCTTCAAATTCGGTCAACATTTTAAAGGGTTTTGAATTACAGTAAGTTAATTTATTATAATCCACAACCATTTCTACAGCGTGCCTAAAAATATCTTCATCGTAGTTCTTTTTCCTAGTACCATACTTCATAGCTTGAGTCCATAAAGGGTCTGGTATCCCTTTTCCATTAAGAGTTATCTCGGAGAAATCTGTTACATAACGATTTGTAAATGCAGCTGGTAATTGCATATTTGGGTTTTCGAGTTCTATTTCATGAGTATAATGTTTTTCCTTCATATTGTTAAAATTCTTGAATTTGGGGTTGTATCCTATAGATGTGAGGGTAGATTCCAATGGCATCATAGGATCTGGTTTCACACAATTTAGAAATTCCCTAGCATATTCATGTGGCATGGACATCTCTATGTGAATAGTTTCTTCATTCTCCCTTTTTACAGGCACACGTACAACTGTGATTGGTGATGGAATATCGGCATTGGGTGTTATAACTTCACAAAGCTCATCTATGAGCGGTTGTGAAATAAAGGAACCATACACTATTGCATGTGTCTTGTACGCATTATGAAAACCTATCAATTTAATTGATCCTCCCACTTTACACATAAATGGGAAACCACAATCTCCCTTCTTTATGATTTCTTCTACCATTAATCCGACTCTCCGTAATTTTAAAACTTCCATACAAGGTTTATAGTGTTCATTGCTGCAAGAACCATCTATGAATTCTTGATATTCTTTATATTCCAAATTACCCGACACTATAGCTAACTGAGGTCCACAGCGCATAAAATAACCAGCTAGGGATAAATTATTACTATCACGTGTAAAATATTTCTTTCCGGATGGTAAATTGTTTAGGTCTTTACAATAGACCACAGCTAAATCCCTTTCGCGCACGATAGAGAGCACAATGCTGGGATATGAAACGTTTTCACTTTTCAACAACACTGTTCTGCCTACTTCGTCAAAACAATGGGACACACATAAAAACATTCCTTTACCGACATGCAAGGCATATGCCTTAAATCCAGCATATGAAACTTGCACGTAACATTTCGTGAGCTTACGATGCAAAGCTTCTAATTCACTTTCAGGAGATTCTATCATATCTGCTTCACAAAGCATATTTGCCTTTATAACCCTTTGAACGTATTCCTCCAACTGAGGGTATCGGCGAGTTAAACGCTTAAATGTTCTATCATTTCCTCTCTTTGCTTGATGGATTTCATCATAAACTTGCTTACGTTGTTCTTCAGTCAATGTGGAAAAGAATTTTAAAAGCCCTGTTTTGACATATGAAAATTCCTCCCCCATGATCTTAGCTAACGCATTAGGAGTTAGAGGTTCATGGGATGTTTCTATAAAGTTTAATTGTATTAAAACGGCATTTGATTTATTGAACCCATTATGATATTCCTTGCACAAATAATTTGGGCACTGTTTAGAGTGTTGAGGGTGTATAAAATTTTTATTCATCTTGTGTGAATGTATATACAAGCATGAACATGATTTACATATGTGTTCGTGTTGCTCATTTAAGGCTTTATCTGTCGGCTGCACAGTTTCCAATATCTCTGCTGTTTCCATATTAGGTATCACTTTACCTCTATGTTTCGTATGCGGTGAATTAATAATGAGTTCTTCTTCTGAGCCACTTGAACTCTTATTTGACTTATAATTTGGTATAACTTTACCGCGATGTTTACTGTGAATAGAGTTACTCTTAATAGCGGTACTAACTGTAGCTCCTAAATTTCGTTTATCCTTAAGAGATTGGTTTTCCATTGCTCTTTTAGGAGGCGTTGACCCTGTGTTTGCAAACGCATTATCCACAACAGTTTCTTTCTTAGCCATCTCCTGGAACATAGGTCGTACTAGCTTGTACAATGCATAAATGCCGCCAAGAGTTGTAGCTCCTACTAGCACACACACTGTTGCTACTAAGACTTTATTGCTCTTAATAGTGAGTAAACCATTGATATATGAGGGATCCTTTAATCTTTTAAATTTCATCTCTTCCTTAATAACTCTAGTTATAAACGGATTAAACGCCTGCTTCCTTATAGAACGCTTGAAATAATCCTCAAGTACTAAATACTCCGTAGTTGTTAACTGTTTTAGAGAGTCTTGAAATTTCGCTTCTAATTTATCCTCGGATAAGGATCTTGCAAAATCCACAGCATTTATAAGCTTGGGTGTATTTATTTGTAATAATATGTCTTCACCTTTGACAGTGACAATATCCGTGTCATCATCTTTATAGTAATAAACTACTCCTTTCTCGGAGTAAACACATTCTTTAGTTTGTTTAATAGTGACTCTAAATGTAGGATCGGAGAAATACTGGAGTAAAACTCGAGTTATTCTTTCAACGATAGCAGAATATCGGTCTTGTAAAGGCACTTCTTCTTTAAATATTTCAGTGCACACAAAATCAGATGGTCGTATACTCTTTTCCGGATTAACATTCATCACTCCTTCGACTATTCTATCTGAAACTTTTAAACTAGCTTTAGATGTAGGATTCAAAAATAAGCTAGATGCTCCCAAAGAGGTGCGCAATTTTGAAAATAATGTTTCAGTACTGTCTACAATGAGTTCGAAATCCACATGTGTTTGTTCAGTTTCAGGTCTGTGATTTAGTACAACTACATTATACCTATCTTCTAACATAGCCATATACTTCTTCTTAAGATGTTCCAATATGTAAGAAACTCCTACATTATTATAGTTGTGTTTTATATGCCCGTTAGTAGTGGTATCTATAGTCAAACAAAACTCTAAACTAGGTAATTGGTGTAGTTTACCTTCGCATAAGTATAGTTTATCTAAACCTATGCGCCGTCTTATGCCAGGATATAGTTTACTAAAATTATCCATCAAATATGGGTACTCATATTCGTTATTCAACATTATAGCAACAAGCCTAGCTCCTAAATCAAACCACGGCATACGCCGTTTTATAACCTCATTAGTTGTGATAACAAATATACTATCA